TGCAATTAATGTTTAAGGTATGGGAACTGTTGGGCTTGCATGGGTTGCCCGTTGTCGGTATTGTGAAGGCAAGAGCAAGACAAGGAATGACAATGCCCAAGGTTGGTGAACAAGTCGAGAAGGGTGTGAAGCGTCTTACGCCCCCACAGCAAAAGTTTCTTGATAACTACATTCACAAGGATATGACGCAGACGGGTGCGGCAAGAGCCGCAGGATATAAAAACCCGAACGTGTCAGCCGTACAGCTTCTCAATCACCCACGGGTGAAAGAACGCATGGAAGAAATGCGACAAGAGCTAGAAAGCAAATACGGCGTGTCCGTGACCAAATCTGTTCGGGATATGCAAAGGCTCAGAGATGAAGCATGGCAGGCAGGGAACTTCGGGGCCGCAATCAAGGCAGAAGAACTGCGCCTGAAGGTGACTGGACTCATGGTAGCTCGTAGCCATGTCACGCACGAAAATGTGGACAACCTCACACGGGATCAGATCGTTGAACAACTGCAAGAGTTTATGGCTCGCGCTAAAGATCGCATGATTGACGTAACACCAACAGAAAATCCCACAGAATCCGAACAAATCCCTATAACAGACTGTAACGGCGAAGCCGTAAAATAGCGCGTGCGCTCCATGTGGGGTGGCTGGCGGGGTCTAAGACCCCTCAAAAACGCCCCCAGAACGCCGAAGCGAACCTGTTCGGGGTTCAGGGTGCCAAACTTGTTCGGGATAGCTCACAGCGCAGCCCAGCAGCTTTTAAAAAAATAAAAACGCAGCCAGCGATTCGGGATCGGGGCCAGCAGCCGGGGAATATAACCCGACAAATTGTTCGGGTTCGGGGTTCATGATTCAGGCTGCATGGGAATCACCGGGCTGCAACTTCCGGGCAGCTAAAGATTCGGGGCCGGGTGTTCGCAGCCAGCGATGACAACCCGATGAATTGTTCGGGTTCTGGTTCCGGGCAATAGCTGCCGGGTGATTCCGCCGGGCCGCAGCCTCCGGGTAGAAATAACTCCGGGTCGCAGCCAGCCCGGAGAGTCACAACCCGAACAATTGTCCGAAAGCTGCCGGGGGGGCTGCGTCCTGCTGCGAGTTAGCAGCGCCGAATCTTTTTTTTAATTTACCTGTTGACATACTATATAGTGTGGGATATTGTGGGAGTATTCTAGTAAAGAGGAGAAAGACAATGAAACATTGGGAAGTAGAATACAATGGAGAACATCTTAGGGCTGAGTGGAATGAGGCCGCAACGTTTAACCTGCAAACGCCTATCGGTGGTCAGTGGGTAGATTACCATTGCTTCACTTGTTACGGGATCGAAACAGAGCAAGAGGCAGTAGATCAAATTTTTGAAGTATTGGCGCAGAATGAAGTTTCGGACAAGAGCGAGGCATTAGAGATTGCTTCGATGAAGCAATAGAGGAGAAAGATCATGAAATATTCAGTAATCACAAGCCCGCAAACTTTAAATAATAGATATACTGTTAAATGCTTTAATAGCTCAAACGCTATGCACGTTTTTTTAAATAAACAATGTGACAATAAATGGAGTGTAACAGAATATCCTTTTAAAAAGTCTGGCACTTACTTCTCGCAATACTGTAGTAAAAACGGCTTACGCTATATTAATACAAAAGAATTAATTTGTTAAAAATTTAACCTGATCCTTCGGGATCGGGTCGGGCTTCGGGGTTCGGGCTTTCGGGTTCGGGCTTCGGGGTCGGGGTATAGTATATATACATAGGTATATATACCTATATACACACATATATACACACACATGATCGCGCGCGTTCCTTATAAATATAAAAAAATCGATTTCTAGCGCGTCAATTTTGGCGCGTTTTTTTTGGCGCGGCGCTGGCCTGAAATCATAACCCGAACAATTGTTCCAGATAATCCCATATATTCCCTTGTCTTATGGTAAAAAATAGTGCATAAACTAGGCATAGGGCGACAGCTTTGCCCTACAATCTAGAGAAAAGGAAGTAAAAACAATGACTTACACATTTGGAATTGAAATAGAAACATACGGCGCAAGTATAGGGCGCATTAAACAAGCGTTTGATCGCGCCGAAATTCGCGGTTGTGATGTAAAACCCGACGGCACGCCACGCGTTGACGCCGAAATCGTTTTGCCACCATTAGCGGCGTGTGATTTCGCATTCGATTATATCAAGAAAATTTGCCGCGTTCTTTCAGACGTTGGCGCGAACGTGAATTCATCTTGCGGTTTGCACGTTCATATTGGCAACGCGCCGCTAAACGATAGCACGCACGCGGTTCGTTTTTGTGGCGATAGCATTCATTCACGCGCCACTACAGGCAGATATATCACTGGTGCATATGGCGAACCAATGGATTTCATAGCGGTTCAAGATTTCATGCATCGCTATACGCGCCAACAGGCAATAGTGAATTCAATGTTCCCACGTTCGCGCACCGACAACCGCTATTGTTCGCCATTAAGCACGCGCCGTATTGAGAACGCTTCTAACATTAGCGAATTGACGTTTGGCAAGTTTACAACAATCAATTTGCAAACATGGTCACGCGGCACGATTGAATTCAGACAGGCAAGCGGCACCATTGAAGCCGACAAAATTATCAACTGGGTCAAATTCCTTTTAAACCTTGTCGATCATACCAACGCCAACCGCGTTGAAAATGGCAACCGAACAATTGTTACCGATACACCAGAGCAACCGTTCAGACGCGGCGCACGCGTTGGCGTTCAATATGACATGATGCGTTCAGATGGTGGCGCGACTACACAGGAAATCATGGACGCGACAGGCTGTAGTGAGCAACGCGTTCGCGCCGCGGTTAGTGAAATAAGAACACGCGTTGGCGATGCGGCGGTTGTCACTAACACGCAACAGGCGAACGGCGCACGATATGGTGACGGCACGCACCACACTAGCTATACCGTTCTATTCAGTTTTGAGACTGAAGGAAGCGGCGCGCAATTGCTTCCAGAAAACCGCCGCGGCGTTGAAAGCATATGGGGTAGCGTTGAAGATGATTTGTTCGAATGGTGGCAGAATAGAATAACCGCGCTAGGATAAGCCTAGCGTACCACTTCACAGCCGCAAAGAAGCCCGCCAAGCGCGGGCTTTTTACTTTTCTAAGGTACCCTAGCCAACCCGAACAATTGCTCGGAAATCGGGGTATATGGGGCCTATGCACCCCCCCTTTTTTACAACTCGGTCAGGCTGAGACTTACACACTGTTTTCCTCAAACAACCACCTCAAAAAACCTTTTTACCCTCTATGGGTCCCATAGACCCCCAAAAAAATTTTTTTCAAAAAATCCATTGACCCCTCCCGTATCTTCCCATAACGTACCAAGCAGAATGGAAAAGCCTGAATTTATATCTGACGAAGTTTACGCGAGTGATTTTACTCGTGGTTCTCTGGACAAGCTGTTCAGTGTTTCTGCTATGAAGGTTACAAGTTTTATTTCTAAGTGTGAGCTTTTAGGTTCTCCAATTCCTTATCGCTCTCCTAAAAGGCATGAGGGTTTTAGCGTACACACGAGTAAAGTTTACAGTTGCTCTGAAGTTATTTCGCGTGCTTTATCTGATGGCTTTGAAATTTTGCCTACGCAAAGACAGGAGTTGCTTCGCACTGAGGAGCAATTGCGAGGTAATATTGATTTATTGCGTTCTGAATTATCTAGGCTTGAGCATCTTCGTGAGGATTTGGGCCGCGTTTTGGAGTTCAACAAGATTGCGTTTAATTTTGGTTTAAAAAATTTATACAGTGAGCGAGAGATTGTAAACTCTAGTAAGTTGTATAGTGACCTTGAAAGTGCATGTGGCGTTTATTTTTTGATTGATCGCAGTAAGGTTGTTTATGTAGGGCAATCTGTAAATGTTTTTTCTCGAATGCGAGAACATTCCAAGTCTAAACAGTTTAGTTCTTATGCGTATATTAGTTGTTCTAGGGAGGATTTGGACGTTTTGGAGAGTTTATATATACACGTTTTGCGTCCACCTTTGCAGGGGAAGAGTCCTCAGGGTGATAGTTTGTCTGCTCCTATTAGTTTGTTGCGTTTATTGAAAATGGGGAGGCGTGATGCCTAAGTACAGATTAAATTACGGCGAGAGTTTTGAGTTTTACGCTCAGGGTGCGGGTGAGGTTGTTCCTGTGATGCAGGGTCGTCATCGTTTTGGTGGTGATACTGAGCGTTCATTTATGCGGCGTTCTGCTATGGAGATGTGTGAGTGGAGTGGCAAGAATTATTATTTTCATAGCCGAGATGCGTTAGCTGAGAGTATGATTGAGAATGGATTATTAGAGGTTATTGATTAAATCTTCAGTTCTTGTTAGGATTGGCTTGAATTTTAGGAGATTTATGAATGGCTGCTGTTATGACTGCTCCGATGGGTCCACCGATGGGTGGTCCGATGGGTCCTCCACCCGCTGCCCCTGCGCAAATGCCGAACATGGCACCGCCCCCGAACGCGGGTCCTCCGCCTATGGGTGGAGCGCCGCAAGCGCCTAGCGGTGAATTGTCTTCGCGTGTTAGTGGATATGGTGGGAGTGCGAAAGGTCGCGCTGGATTTAAGGCGTCTTTACGCAATCGCAAGAATACTTTTATGCAGAAGCAGCAACAAATGCCGCCTATGATGCCACCACAGCCGATGGGACCTCCTATGGGTCAGGCACCTATGGGTGCGCCTCCACCTCAGATGAGTTTTGGACAGACGGGCGGCGTTCCGATGGGCGCGATGCGTCCTCCGCAGGGTGTTCCCATGCAGGGTCCACCACCTGTAGCGGGTCCGGGTCGTTTAATTGGTGATAATGCGAGTGTTGGTAGTGCTCCTGTTCAGATGATGAATGGTGGGGTTGTTCCTATATTTGGTGGTTTAGGTAGGTACTAATGGATCACGCGCTTCTTGGATCTGTTATGTCGTTGGTTTTTAACGATAATTTCTACGAGAAGCATCGTATGACGAATGTTTGCAACTCTATTTACCGTGCTGTTGAGCATGATCGGTGTTTTGTTCACCGTGTTGATGGAGAGATTGTTGGTTATTGCACATGGGGATTTTTCACTCGTGGCGAGATCGACAGTGACTGTTGGAATGGCGGCGATGTTTTTGCTCGTTCTGAGTCTGAAGACTTAATTTTATTTTTT